TCCTGTTCTCTTGATATTTCTGAAATAATATCGTCATAATCACCACCATTTGTAGCTGCTATTACTTGCGCTTTACTCATATAACCAGCTTGCTCTGCTTCTCTGAAAGCTCTTACTTCCTTTAAAGGGTCAACATAGTGCTGTGCTGGTGGAGTCCATCTTGGTTTTATATATCTTTCTGGTCTTGTCGCATAATCCTCAAAATCTAACTCTCCTACTAAAACAGCTAGTTTCATCCATTCTTTAAACACTCTTAGGTGTAAATTATTAATTAAATACTTCTGACAAAACTTCCAATGCTCTCTGTCTTCTAAAAGACTTAACCTTGAACTTGAATAATTAGTTTCGCTGAAATCTTTTGAGATAGTTTCAAAACTACATCCAATTCCGGTCGCGAAACGCCTAATTTTGTTTTTTACAAACATCTCATATTGTTGAGATGGATAATCTATATCTGGAATCGTAACTTTTTCATTAGGCATTAAATATCTAAATGTGCCAGGCTCAAATGATTGTATTCTTTGACCATTGACTACATCATCACCGATAAGCTCACCCTGATCATTTTCCACAAAGCCCATTATACTCGCGCCTGCCCTGGCCCTAATTACTGCGGCCTCTTCATATCCCTGTAATTGGTGCATATCTGCCATCACACTATGAAACCAAGGCACACCTCTATTTTGACCTGGTCTTTCTGGAAGGTAAAGATGAATTATATCTTCTGCACTTATAAATACATGTAACTTTTGGTTGTTTGAATAATCAAGATAATAAGCATCGCCAGGATGTTTTGTAAGAATGGCATATCGTACTGGCCTACCCCATTCGTCGATCTCGACACCATTACGCCATTCGTTTTTTACTTTTAATGTCTTACCTGTATATTCTTCATCTAACATATCTGACTCTATAAGCTGTAAAGCAAGAGGTACTTTTGAATTGCCAAACTGTTGTCTAACTATTCTAAAAATAGCTTCGCCAGATTCGCATAAAGCTCCAGCCGCTAACCATTCAAATTCATGGAAACTATACCTACCTGCACAATCACAACTATTTGCACCTGACCATTCACCCCATTTTTGCTCTATTAAATTATTTACTCTCTGATCTCTTTTATTGCTTCTAATACCTGTAACTCTAGATTGAAACTTCATACCAGTTCCAACCATATTTATCTGTGTTGTTCTCTTCGCCTGTCTTGCGTATGGATTATTTCTAACTAATTCTCTTGATCTATCTCTTAATTTCCTAAGACTATTTCTTATCTCAGCATCAGCACTTAGCTGACTTGCCATCCAATCAGATGTAAGTCTAGAAACTAATGCACCTTGGTATGCTCGTAAATTTTTTAAAGGGTTAGCTTTCTCTCCAAAACCTAATACTCTTTTTACTGCATTTGTAATGTTAGATCTTATTCCCATTAGTATGATGCTCCAAAACGTACAAATGTTGCTCTTGGATTTCCAAGGCCATTAGCAATAAGTTCAGCTTGTTTTTCTCTTACGACTTCTGCCTTATATCTACTTTCTAACATTATTAATTCTGAAAGTTCATATTTCTTTGCTGATCTTGTTCCAATCTTGTATTCCTGTACAACACCTCCACTAACAATATTTCTTATAGCTGTCTGTATTGTTTCTAAATCTTTTTCAACCTGACTACGCCCATCAAAATTTAATGGATTACTAGTAAATTCTAATGATGGCAAAACCTTAAAAGCACCAGTAGCTATTGTTTGCTTCTGTTCTCCAGATTTATTTGCAATTGCTTGATAGTACCAATCACCTTGTTTAAATGTTGCTGAAACATTACTTGGTATAGAAAATTGAAAACCATCATTAAATGCAATGCTTGTTACTGTTGCACCAGTAGCAAATGAAGTTCTTAAATAATAAATTACAGACCAATCTGGACTGCTAATACTATTACCAAATACATCTTGAGTAGCAGCTAACCTCCATTGAATAAGGTCACCTGCTCTAATTTCTGCTGGAAAAGTCATACTTTTAGTTACCAATTAGCGACAAAATTAGCCTTTTTAGGCGAATTAGTTCGATTTAAGTCTATCTTAGCCTCCTTTATAGGCTTTTTCTCTTCAAATCTTTTTGCAAACTGATCATATATTGTTTTTCTGTCATATTTTTGCAATAAACGCTGAAAACTTGCATATGCATACACCATTTCATCTAAAGCCTCATTAGCTTGATTATTTTTTTTCTTCCATACTCTTTCTTGATAACCATTTTTATAAACCAGTATTTGTCTTTCTGCTGTTAACTCTTCAAAATATGTATTTGTTGTTGTTGGATAAAAATGTATATAACCATGACCAACTTCTGCATCTTTCAACTTATTATGCAAAGTTGTTTTTATAACATCTACACCAACAGGATATAAACTTAGTCCTCTTTTTAGAACTTTACCTCTGTAGTTAATATCAACTTTAGAAATTTTTCCTAAAGGTGGTTTTCCTTTCTGACCCATACCTTTTATACCTATAAGTCCTAATTGTTCTCTCTCTCTGACATACTGATAAGTCTCCTGAGTATAGTGACCTCCGGTATCGATAGCTGCTGTATCAATTTTTAGCTCCTTTCCGTCCTCGTTTATGTATTTACCTTGCAGTACCTCATCAAGCTGCGCCCATAAGTCTGCTCTTGCTGGTGATCCATAAATAACCTTTCTATCAACTAAATACATTTCTTCATTTCGACCAAAACCAATGACTGACATACTTAAACGATCATCTTGTACGTCAATACCAAGAGTTAATATTAAAACTTCTTTTGGAGGTATACCTTCTTTATAAGTTTCTTGTGCTGCACGTTTTGCTAAACCATCCGCACTTGCCTTTGTATGATATTCATCCTCATATACTTCTCCACAGGTTATGTTAATAAATGTCTTAAGTTGTTCTTGATCTTTTTTGCACTCGATATATTCCTCCATTAAGTTAGGCCATGTAGCATTAGGTGAATATGAATATGCTGCCCAAATATGAAATCCTACATGCTTACCATTATATGGAGCAGTAGCCCTCCATTCACCTCTTTCAATCATCCATCGTTTTTTATTAGGTGGAATATGACCATTGCATTTTTCACATTTATATATTGTTGTAGCTGGATCATCATTAAAACATTCGAAATTAGGCCATTTTAAATACTGCATATGATTACAAATTGGACAAGGCACATAATAACGCCGTTGATCTGTCTGATTAAATAATTTTTCTATACGACTGAAGTCTTTAACTGTTGGAGTAGAACCAGCAATTATTTTTCTATTACTAAAAAATTCTGTTCTTTTTATTCCTAATTTAATCTGATCACCCTCCGTTCCAGCAGAAGGTGGATAACCATCAGTTTCATCAAACATAACTATACGCCTTGAAACCATACGAAATCCTCTTGGTGAATTAGCACCGACTAAAGACAACGTGCCGCCTGCAAAGTTTTTCTTTAATAAGGTATTATTACCATCTTTAGCCTTTGGATCACTAACTGTTCCTTGTAAGCAAGGGGTATCTCTCAGCATGGGCGAAATTTCGTCCTTACTGTAAGACTGACAATCATCAAGTGTTGGAAATACTAGCATCATGGAACATGGGTCATTTTGTATGTGATAGCCAATAATATGATTAAGGATTTTTGTATATCCAACCCTTGCTGATTTCATTACAGATATTTGTTCTATATGAGGATCTGTTACAGCATCCATAATTCCTTTTTGATATGGCAATGTGCGCCATCTTCCACCCTCCGCTGAACTTTCTACGCTTAACCTTGCATACTCATCAGCCCAATCACTAAGGCTTAGTTTTTTTGGTGGCTTGAATGCTTCGTATGCTTTTTTTTCTAAATCAAAAATGCTTGTCATTTTTTAATTTTTTCAAAATTTTCTTTTTTATAAAATATTTGTTCTTTGTACCAATCTTCTAAATTGTTTGATTTTTTGCTGTAATTACATTTTTTACACGATGGAATTAAATTATCAAAAGTATGTGAGCCTCCATTTGAAAAAGGAACAATATGATCCATCTCTAAACTATTATCTAATTTTGCAATCATAAGATTTAATCTTGTATCACAATATGCACAACATTGTTTATATAAAAATATTTTTTCAATAATCTTTTTAATATCTATTTTTTCATATGGCAAACCAAGATCTCTTGCTTTTTGCATTCCTCTCTTTAATTTTACATACAAATTAAATTCAAAATTTGTTTTATATTTCAATCTTTGATATTTTTTAGAATCAAAAACTTTATTGTTTTTTATCTGTTCTCTAACTAAATCAACAGGAGTTGGCGCTCCAGCGTTTTTAATAGCTGTCCATAAAGTAATATTTTCACGAAGTTCACAACCATCTCTTCTCCGTTTTTTTCTTTTCCAATTAGTTCTAAATTTAGAAGCTTTTTCTGGATTATTTTCTTGCCAAATATTAGTTCTAACTTTTACTACTTCTGGATTCTTTTTATAACCATTATCACTATGTATTTTACGACAACATACACATTTACCATTTGGCCTATCAGTAGGCTTACATCTAACAGATTTACCAGTATCTAAATATTCATGATTATTTCTACATAAATTTCCAAGATATTCCTGACCTTTAAGTCCTCGATTATCTATCCATTGTTTTAGATCAGTCATGCAGCAGATAATTCCTCTAATGCTTCTCTTACAATGTCATCTATACAATTAACAGCACTTACATCTAAATCAGGCAATCTTTGTTGTGCCTTTGATGCAACGCCTAACATTTTATTTCTAGTGTTTGTAATGATTGACTGCCATTTTAAATTTACCTCCTCTACTGGTACTAAACTTTGTTCTTTTTGCTGTCTTTCTAGCTCTAGTAACTCTGCTTTTAAATGTTCCGTCCTAGCTTTGCTCTCTTCATACTCAGGGATTGACTCATTTGTCTGAGATATTTTTCTTTTTGTTACAGGTCGCTCTATTGTTGATGCCTGTATATTTTTCATCTT